GTTCTGGTCTATCGAAGATACATGGGATGACGAAGCTACACTAGGATTTCGTGTAGACTTTGCAATAATAAGGAGGGGAGAATGATAGTATTTAATGATAGCTACAAGTCAGAAGGATTTGAGATAGGCATAAAAGAAGCTAATAAAATATTGATTAATCTTGGTTTACATTTAGAGTATAAGTTTATAGAAGATTATGTAAGTGATAATGGTGAGTATGCTTACACTCTAACAGTAGAGAAAAGAAAGGAGGAAAAAGATGATGGACAGTTGGACTTGTTCTAGATGTGGATGTATACACATGGAAGAACAGGAACCCATATCATGCATCATGTGTAACAACGGCACATTTTATGACGATCCTACTAAGTTTTTTGATAGGAAAGAGAAGAGAACATATGACGAAGAAACGTGATCCATCGTGGAAATGGTTGAGAGCATTGACACATAGAGCTATCCCACCCAAGAAAGGAAGGGCCAGTTACAATCGTAAAAAAATTAAAGCAAAGGAGATACAAGATGAGAAAGATCAAACAACCAAAGACAATGGTTAGATGGGGACATGAAGATGTCAGTATGCTTGAGATGTTTACTGATCTAAACAGATGCGTAGCTGAAGTTGTTAGAAATATGTATGATATGGATGGTGATATGTACATGTCAGACTACCAAAAGCTTTGCTCAGTTCAGTGGAAGATAGAGAGCACACTTGAATTACTAAAAAAAGAAAAATGAAATGGGTAAGTTTTTAAACCATTCCACATGCTCTAACTGTGGATCATCTGATGCTAATTCTCAGTACGAAGATGGTTCATGGTGGTGCTTTAGTTGCCACACTTATACAAAAAAAGAAGAAGGAGATAACGACATGGCATCAGTAGCCAAGACACTACAGACTAACACTGTAGCAACACAACAAGGATCATTTGAAGCTATAACTGATAGAGGTATTACTCTTGAGACTTGTAAGAAGTACAACGTAACTGTAACCAAAGACTTTGATGGTGAGATTACACATCATAACTATCCTTACTACGACAAGAACAACTCTTTATCTGCCTACAAAATAAGAGAGATAGAGAACAAAGAGTTCAGAACATCTGGAAGCTGGCCTATCACTAGTCTGTTTGGGCAACAGCTTTTCAATAGTCCTTCCAAGTTTATTACTGTGTGTGAAGGTGAGCTAGATGCAATGGCTACTCATCAGATGCTAGGTAACTATCCTGTTGTATCAATACGCAACGGTGCTGGTTCAGCTTTGAAAGACTGTAAACGATCACTTGAGTTTCTAGATTCCTTTGAGAATATTGTTATATGTTTTGACTCAGATAGTGTTGGAAGAAAGTCAGCCCAAGAAGTAGCTGATCTATTCACTCCGGGAAAGTGTCACATACTTACAACTTCTCTCAAAGATCCATGTGAATACTTAGCTAAAAATAAATCGAAAGACTTTGTTTCTGAGTGGTTCAACAACAAGAAACAGTACGCACCAGAAGGCATCGTCTGTCTCTCTGACATGTGGGATTCTCTCAGTGAGAAAGAAGAAATAGTTTCGGTAGACTATCCATATGAAGGATTACAGAAACTAACATATGGCATGAGACTTGGTGAGTTATGTACATTTGCTGCCGGAACTGGTGCAGGTAAATCTACAACTGTAAGAGAGTTAGCTTACCATGTACTGACACAAAGTGAATACAATGTTGGCATGTTGTTTCTTGAGGAAAGCGTTAAGCGTACAGGCTTGGCACTCATGGGTATACATGCAAACAAACCATTACATCTACCAACCTGTCAGTATTCTGACGCAGAGTTTAAGGAGTCATTTGATGCTTTATCTATGGATAGACGAGTATTTCTTTTTGATCATTTTGGGTCTTGGGGTATTGATCAGCTTCTTTCTAGAGTAAGATTTATGGCAAAGGGATTGGACTGTAAGTTTATATTCCTTGATCACATATCAATCGTTGTCTCCTCTCAAGAGTATGGCGATGAACGAAGAGCTATTGATGAGGTAATGACCAAGCTACGTATGCTTGTACAAGAACTCAACATACATCTTGGAGTTGTTACTCACCTCAAACGTATCTCTGGTGACGGGCATGAAGGTGGCAGTCAAGTATCTCTTAGTCATCTCAGAGGTAGTCAAGGCATAGCACAGCTTTCCGATATGGTTCTTGGACTGGAGCGCGATAGTCAGAACGAGAACGAAGAAGTAAGAAACACTACACTCATACGTGTTCTAAAGAACAGGTTCAGTGGTGATACTGGCCCAGCTAGTTACCTTAGATACGACAGGGAAACTGGAAGACAGTTTGAGATAGACTCTTCTGAGATGAACAACGATGATGACGATGATGAGTACCCACAACCACAAGACACATCATCAATCTTTGACAGTGTGATGGAGTAAGTACATGTATCCATTCAATAAAAGACCATATAGAGATAGAAGAGTAGAGTTTAGAAACAAAAGAAAGTTATCAAAAGAAAAGGCCGTTGAGTATATGGGATCAAAGTGTCATCACTGTGGCTGGTGCTTTGAGGTTCTTGATGTGTTTGAGTTTCATCATAAAGATCCTTCTGAAAAAGACTTTAACATAGGACAGTTCATTACTTGTTCTTGGGATAAAGTAAAAAAAGAACTAGACAAATGTCTCATGCTATGCGCTAACTGTCATAGGATTGAGCACGATAGGATAAAGAGACTTGAAACTAGTACTTGACATAGAAACAGATGGACTGGATGCCAAGTGTGTTCACCTTGTTGTTTGTAAGAACATAAACACAGGTGAGTTGTATTCTTTTCGTGAAGGAGATAAGGACAAACTACAGTCGCTCCTTGATGGAACTGATACTCTTATTATGCACAATGGTATATCATTTGATCTCCCTCAGTTAGAAAAACTTTGGGGCATCAAGTATCCATATGCACAGATATTAGATACATTGATAGTTGCTCAGTTAAACAATCCAATACGAGAGGGTGGTAACAGTCTTGGTAACTGGGGTGACATCCTAAAGTTTCCTAAGATGAAACAACCCGACTCGTTTGAACACTACACCCCTGAGATGCACAAGTATTGTATCAGAGATGTTGAGGTTACTGAGAAACTTTATCTACATCTACGTGACGCGATGCGTGGATGGTCTAAACATTCTGTTAAGCTTGAGCATACAGTTAGAAGACTACTTGATATACAAAAGAATAATGGTTTCTTTATTGATCAAGAGAAAGTACTTGGTCTTCTTGCTATGCTTGACGATGAAGCAGGAACACTTGAAGAGAAGTTAGTTAATACATTTGATCCTACGATCAAAGAGATGAAGACAAAGACAAAAATAATACCGTTCAATCCTCAGAGCAGACAGCAGATAGGTGATCGTCTTATGAAGAAAGGATGGAAGCCTACACAATTTACTGAGAAGACAGGGCTACCTGTTGTCAATGAAGGTACGCTAGAAAACTGTGACCTACCTGAAGCAAGAGACATACAAAGGTTTATGTTGTTACGTAAGCGTAGCTCTCAAGCATCTTCATGGGTCAAAGCAATCAATCAAGAGACAGGCAGAGTACATGGTGATGTACGTACAATAGGTGCAGTAACAAACAGGATGAGTCATAACTCTCCTAACATGGCACAGATACCTGCTGTTTATTCTCCTTACGGTAATGAGTGTAGGTCTTGTTGGACAATTGAGAACCCACTAACACATAGACTGGTTGGTGCGGATGCATCTGGTTTAGAACTCAGGTGTTTAGCTCACTACATTAACGATGATGATTATATTCACGAGATACTTAACGGTGACATACACTCAGCTAATCAAAGGATGGCTGGACTTGAGACAAGAGATCAAGCAAAGACTTTTATCTATGCATTTCTTTACGGTGCTGGTGCAACCAAGATAGGTTCTGTTGTAGGTAAAGATGCCAATGCAGGACAGAGACTTATCAATAAGTTTCTAAGTTCCATGCCAAAGCTAAACAGGTTCAGAGAGAAGACAATCATCGAAGCTGAATCAACTGGAATGGTTCGTGGATTAGATGGTAGGTACTTTCATATCAAGTCTTCTCACTCCGCAGTTAACACGCTACTACAGGGAGCAGGTGCTATCATCTGTAAGGAGTGGCTTGTTCACATAATTAAATATGTAAAGGCAAAAGGTTTAGATGCAAAACCTGTAGCCAATATACATGATGAGGTACAGTTTGAGGTACACAAAGATGATGCAGAAGAGTTCTGTTCTATCACTAAGATAGCAATGAAAGATACAGAGAAAAGTTTAGCTGTCAGATGCCCTCTTGATAGTGAAGCAAAGATTGGATCGAACTGGGCAGAGACACATTAAGATGTTTAGTGCAAATAGAACTGGTGATATCTCAGAACATAAAGCTGTAGTGTGGTTGTTAGAAAAAGGGTATGAAGTGTTTATAAACTCAACATGTACTGGGCCTATTGATTTAGTAGCAGTGGACTCAGAAACGGGAGAAAGAATACTGATTGATGTTAAGACCAGAACTTTTAACGTTAAAAATAAATTCTCTCCTCCACGTAAGACCGATATGCAATTAAAGTTAGGTGTACGTATGCTTTACTATGAAAAGATTGAACATAAATTTTACTGGGAAGATGATGTAAATGATAGATGAATTTAATATCAAAGAAGATTGGATCACTTTGGCTAACAAGAAGTCAGAGGAGATGGGAATACTAAACAACTCTATCTCAAAAGGAACTGGCAATGTGATAGGTTTCTTAGGTGAGATAGGTGTTAACGATATGCTAAAAGATAGTGAGATATCAAACACTTATGACTATGATATTAAGACACCCAAGTTCACGATAGATGTGAAGACTAAACGATGCGGTGTTAAACCATTAGATTATTACATGTGTAGTGTGTCAGCTTATAACACAAAACAAACATGTGATGTCTATGTATTCGTCCGAATGTTACATGACCTGTCAAAGGGTTGGGTGCTAGGATGGATAGAGAAAGAAAAGTATTTTGATGAAGCAACATTTTATAAGAAAGGAGAAAAGGAAGGAGACAACGGATTTATTATTAAGGCAGACTGCTACAACCTGCCTATAAAAAAGTTACACGATATTAAATTTTTTTCTTGACTATCGATATCGGTTGCTTTATTTGTAGTGAGTACTAAATTTTTGAAACCTATAGAAAACGAAGAGGATAAAAACTATGCCAGTTATTTCTGGAAAAGCTTATTGGCCTAAACTACACACCCCGATGGGTACACCTATGTCACCTGATGACAAACGTTACTCCATTGAGATTGGTAATCTTGACAAGAAGAATGTTGAGGCTGCCAAGAGTGCAGGATTAAATGTTAAGACAGATGATCCTGAGTCAGGTAAAGCCAATGCTGGAATGAAAGGTAAGTTCGTAACATTAAAAGCATATGGATACGATTACAATGGTAATCTGAACCCGAAGCCACCATTAGTCGATGGTTCTAATAAACAACTTGATGATTCTATGTATCAAAAGTTGGGCAATGGTTCAGTTGTTAATGCTAAGTTTGTCTCCAAGACTACGAAGACAGGATTTGATATGTTCCTTTTACAAGGTGTTCAGTTAGTTGACCTTGTTGAATATGATAATCCTAACGCAGGAGACTCAGAAGATTTCCCAGTTGTTGAAGGTGGGTTCAGTGAAGAACGCATTGAGGATTCTCCTATATAACTTAGCATAAGAAAGGTGATAGCATTATGAAAAATATCTCCACGTTAACACATGATCTTGAACAGTTGTGGCAGAAGGGTTCCTCTCCAGACCCTGAACTACTAAAAGTATTTTGTGATAATGTTTCTGATGCTATCACCTCTTCTTTTACAGAAGCTGTTAGCAAAGAGAAGCGAACTGTATTAAGAATGTCTTCTCTCGGTAAGCCAGCAAGACAGTTATGGTATGAGTCTAGGGACAGTACAGAACCTGAACAGCTAGACTATTCCACAAGATTAAAGTTTCTTTATGGTCACATGATAGAAGAACTACTTGTTTTATTAGTTAAGATGGCAGGACATTCTGTAGAAGATCAACAAGAAGAACACGATATAGATGGAGTTAAGGGACACCAAGACGCTAGAGTTGATGGTGTTCTAGTAGATTTTAAATCAGCATCAGGTAGATCCTTTAGTAAGTTTAAGAACCAAACACTTACAGAAGACGATCCCTTTGGATACGTAGGACAGATGTCTGCATATGCACACAAGAACAACGATCAGGAAACAGCTTTCATTGTAATGGATAAACAAACAGGTCAAGTAACTGTGATGCCCTTACATCGAATGGAAATGATTGACCCTGAAGATAGAGTCAAAGAATTAAAACAAGCACTATCAAAAGATACTCCACCTCAAAGATGTTATGATGATACAGCAGATGGTCAATCAGGGAATAGAAAGCTGGCTACTGGGTGTTCGTATTGTAGATTTAAATTTGAATGTTGGGAAGATGCTAATGATGGTATTGGTTTACGTGGTTTTAATTACGCTAATGGTACACGGTATTTAACTGAGGTAAGGAAGCTTCCCAATGTCGAAGAACTCACTCCCAACTTTTAGATCCAGCTTTGAAAAGAATGTGTATCTTGATCTCAAAGAAAGAGAGATAGATGACTTTGAGTATGAGCCATACAAGATTGACTATAGGGTTCCTGAGATAAGTAAAAGGTATACACCTGACATAGTATTACCTAATGGAATTATACTTGAATGTAAGGGATGGTTTCCTTTAAAGGACAGACAGAAGATGATCTTTGTAAGAAGCAGTAACCCAACACTTGACATTAGGTTCATTTTTATGGATGCTACAGTAAAGATAAGAAAGAATAGCCCTACTACATTAGGTGACTGGGCTACTAACACAGGATTTCAGTGGGCAAGTCGTATTGTTCCTGAGAAATGGATCAATGAACCGAAAGCTAGACACAGAACAACACATGAGGATCACGACCACCGTAAGTATGTCGGATCAAAGTATGGAGGATATTCATCTTGGTAGTAATAATACATGGGATCATTTCTCTTCTACATATATTTTCAACGAAGGACAAGAAGAACTAAAGAGATCAAGCCCAGAAAGGGTAATGTTTATAGCAGTATTTTTACAGTCTTTATTAGATGCAACTAAACCAGAGTATGAAGGAGAACCAAAGACAGCAGTAGCAGACAGAGACTGTGCAATTAAATGGTTTACTATTCCTGACTGTGTAACCGCATCAACTTTTGAACCTATATGTGAACTTGCAGGAATAGATCCATACTATGCACGTAGGTATTTTAAAATGATAATGAATGGAGAAAGAGAGTTTACATATAGAAGAATTAATATTCTTTTAAACGCTACTAAAACTTAAAACTGGAGAGAGTAAATGAGTTCAGATTACTACTTAAATAAAATGAAAGAAGATACTATGTTATCGCCTTACAGTAATAATAATAAAGATGACACAGTAGATATGGTTAACCAACCACCCCATTATAATCGTAAGAATGTTGAGGCTATACGTGCAATAGAAGCCAGCATGGAAGACTCAGATTTTTGTGGTTACTTAAAAGGAAACATACTTAAATACTTGTGGCGTTATAACTACAAGGGTAAGCCTTTAGAAGATTTGGAGAAATCAAAATACTATTTAAATCTCTTAATAGAAAAGGTAAAAGAAAGTGAATAACTCTTTGAATGCAAACCCTAATCCTAAGTATAATTATTTAGAATCAAAAAGAAGAACAGAGCTTTTGATTGATAACATAACAAGGTATTATGAAAAACGTGGCTGTAAAACAGGCTTTAGTATCTGGTCAGAAAGAGAAACAATTGGTGACAGCTACATATGGGTTGTAAGAAGTAACATAGCACAAAGACTTTACGACTTATAATATTAAATTTAACATCTAAAGGAGAGAGAATATGTCTACATGGCGTAGCAACGAAAACCCTATGTTCAGATCTGAGTTCAGTGAAACAATCTTTAAACATAAGTATATGCATGATGGTTGTGAGACTTGGCAGGATCTAGCACACACACTTGCAGAGGATGTCTGTGGAGACCACCTATCATCTGATGAAGTAAAAGAACTTACCAACATGATAACTGATTTAAAGTTCATTCCCGGTGGACGTTATCTTTATTATGCTGGGAGAAGTAATAAGTTTTTTAACAATTGTTTTTTATTGAGAGCAGAGGAAGACACCAGAGAAGACTGGGCTAATTTGTCTTGGAAAACAGAGTCATGTCTTATGACAGGTGGTGGTATCGGTATTGACTATTCTGTATATCGTGGTGCAGGTGCTACGTTAAAAGGAACAGGTGGTACAGCGTCTGGCCCTATACCTAAGATGCAGATGATTAACGAAATAGGCAGACGAGTGATGCAAGGCGGTAGCAGAAGATCAGCTATCTATGCTTCATTAAACTGGAAGCATTCTGATGTACAAGATTTTCTTACGTGCAAGAACTGGGATGAGATGCCAGTCGGTAAGACAGGACAGACACTTGCTGACATAAAAACAGATGACTTTAATTTTCCTGCACCACTAGACATGACAAACATAAGTATTAATTATGACACTGAGTGGTTACTTAACTACTACGAAACTGGAGATATTGGAGATGTATTTAGGACTAATGTACGTCAGGCTCTTAGAAATGGAGAGCCGGGTTTCTCGTTTAACTTCTTTGAAAAGGAACAAGAGACACTCAGAAATGCTTGTACCGAAGTTACAAGTTCCGATGACAGTGACGTTTGTAATTTGGGTAGCATTAACTTTGCCCGTATCGATTCCATTACTGAACTACATGATGTCATTAAGTTAGCCACAAAGTTTTTAATATGTGGTACGTTGAAAGCCAAGCTTCCTTATGAAAAAGTATATGACGTAAGACAAAAGAACAGGAGACTTGGACTGGGTATCATGGGTGTACATGAGTGGTTACTTAAACAAGGAGATCGTTATGAAGTAACACCTCAACTACATGCATGGTTAAGTGTTTACAAAGGAGTGAGTGATAAAGTATCTAAAGAGTTTTCAGATGAACTATCACTGAGTAGACCAGTAGCAAACAGAGCCATTGCTCCCACTGGTTCTATTGGTATCTTAGCTGGTACAAGTACAGGCATTGAACCTATCTTTGCTGTAGCTTACAAGAGAAGGTATCTAAAGAATGGGAACAGATGGCACTATCAATATGTTGTTGATGCTGCTGCAAAAGAAATAATAGAAACGTATGGAACAGATCCAGATAGTATTGAATCTGCTTTAGATCTAGCAGAAGATTATGAAAGGAGAATTAAGTTTCAAGCAGACGTTCAAAGCTACGTGGACATGTCTATATCAAGTACAATTAACTTACCTGAATGGGGGAGTAAATTAAACAATGAAGACATGGTTGACTCATTCGCTGAAACACTCGCCAGATATTCTGGCAATCTGCGTGGGTTCACTGTTTATCCTAATGGTAGTCGTGGTGGTCAGCCTTTAACTAAGGTCAGCTACAACGAAGCCAAAGACAAACTTGGAGAAGAGTTTGAGGAGTCAGTTGAAACACATGACATATGCGACCTATCAGGACACGGAGGAACATGTGGGTCTTGATTAAAAAGTTTACTATAAAACTAAGATGGGCTTGTAGAATGTTTTGGAGACACACAATACATTACAGAGGTCATTGATTATGCAAAAGACAACACCCACTTACACTAAAGACTGGTACATAAAGTGGGTGTCGTCCATAATTCTTTTAATTGGTATGCTACTTACAACTCATAACATCTATCCTCTTAATCTAATCTTTCATTTGATTGGAGTAATAGGATGGATGGTTGTTGCACTGATCTGGAACGATAGGGCTTTGATAGTTGTCAATGCTGTATCTATATCCATATTTATAAATGGACTTCTTACTTACATCTTGAAATAAAATAATTAATATGTTAATATGTACAGATGGAATGCTTATGATAAGGTTCCATGTTTTACTTAACGCTTAACATTAAAAGGTTATTTTTATGATGTATTATTACCAAAACAAACACAACTTAGTTGATCTTTCTAACGTGTCGGAAGAAGCAAAGGATCAAATATTATCAATCATTGAAGAAGATAGGCGAGAGTTGAGGGTAAACAGGATTAAATCCCAGATAGATAGCTTACAAAGCCAGTTAGACACCCTTCAATAAGCCATTTCCTTTGTACAGCCTTTTAAGAATGACTGAGAGAAATCAGTATCTTTCATGTGTATTGGGTTATATAGTACCCTTACATGCTTTCTAAGGGGCTGTATGAAGGAGATTTTATCTTCTCTTCACCGTTTCATATTGTTTCTTTGAACACCTTTTGATTTTTCAAAGCTACGCATTCCACCCAATCCTAAGAGAGCAAGTGTTAACGACATCAATCCTTCTGTCTCAATAATAGGAAGAACAACATCACTCGCAGTTAACGCGAGAACCCAAACTGCTACAGGTTGAAATACAAACTGCCACCCTAAACCAAACGCACATATCCACATGATAGCTGGTCTAGCTCCACTTACGAAAATGGAGGGATGAGATGCTTGAATCTTATTGGTTTCTATTTGAGCAAGGTTAGCTTTATTGAAAGCAGTTGTTAACTCTTTCTCCATATCAAGCTTTGCTTTTTTTGCAGCATTCTTATCAGGCACTACCTTGTCGATAATACTTGTCGCTACTGGTAAAAGAGATCCTAATAATCCTAACATTTATTCTTCTCCATCATATCCCATAGCACCACATATGATACGCATGAGATCAGCTTTTAGCCTGTCTAACATTACGTATAGATTAGATGCTCCTATGTCACCACCCATAGAGTCATGCATTGTGTTATCATCTTCAAATAATAAACAAACACCACCTATGATTTCTTTATTTTCTTTCACTTTAAGTATAGCATCTTCTAAGCAGATCAGAAGAGACTTTCGTTTCTCTTCTAATTCGTGATCTAATAACTCAGTCTTGTTTAACCTAACCATTGGAGTAGATGGGAACTCAACAATATTATCACTCATATTAATCTCCTTTTATTATCTCATTGTAATGTCTTCTCTTATATCCTTTTCGTAGACGATCCTTCCAGACCGCATTAACAAGTCCTTCACAGTGTATATCAATGTTAAGATCAAGTACATCACTATCTAACATAGCTTCTACATCTTGAGCCAGTGCCAGTAGTTCGCCTGTAGTCCAGAACTTTTCTTCATCTGGATCTCCATTCTCTACACCGACATTCATAAACAACGGAGCACCGTCTTCTCTTTTATCTTTATAGTTTTTTGGCTTTTCTGTTAGACACGAATCAAAACCATACAGATCAAAGTTTCTAAATCCAAGTGTATGAAAGATACCTACTGCTCTAGTTGCAGCACATGTCCCACCTGTTATTAAATACTTACCGTTTAGAAACTCATACTTAGATACAGCGTTAGAGAATGCATGGAACCCTACGATGTTATCTGTTTTAGTTAAGACGTAATCTAATACAGTCGTGTCTGTCATACTTGCTACAAACATAATTGTTTCTTTAGGTATATTCTCAAATAAACTTTTACGTAAAACACCGTGAGTCGATTCGCCTTCAATAGATCTAGGATCTAATATCACACAACCGTGTGGTATGATTCCATTCTTAATTAAAGTTGGAAGAGAATGCTTAACACATATAACCTTCGCACCTTTCTTCTGCCGTTCTTTTATCTCATCAAGATACTTAACTAGAGAAGGACCAGCAGATGCAACAACTATATCCTCTGAGTTAATCAGACCACGCTCGTTTATCCAACGATCCATCTTTGGTGTGTTCGTTTCAATATTATTTTTTATATGTTCTTTAGGCATACAGTCTTGAGGACTTACTTTAATAGGAACACGGTTGGGAGTAATCTTTGGAGGTAGTCCTAGACTGTCATCACTTACAACAATAGCTAAGTTTGTTATACCACCACCCATAACTCTATCACTTGTAGACAACACAGCTTTTGTGAATTTCTTATCTATGTCTTTATCAAAGACTTCATTACATCCATACTTGGTAACGTCTGGACCTTCTTGAGTAGCTGGGTCTGGCGTGTAGAAATCATCAAACAAAACAACAGGCAGATGCTTGAGTGCTTCGTAATCTGATCTGATTGTTTCAACACTATGACCGCCATCAATGTATGCAAACTGTGGCTTAATGTTATGAGTATTACAGTAATCTTTATTCTTTAATATCTTTAAGGTGTCACGAGTATTACCTTTGAATATAGCGTAGGTAAATTCTTTACCATCTTTAGCCACAGCCTTTGAGAAATTATTTAGATAACCTTTGACTTCCTCCTCACTGTAATGCTTCTTAACATTTTTTTCTACCTCATCATCTTCAGGCGTAGCTGTTTCAAATAAATCAAAACCACTATAGTGAACCTTATCAATACCTGATTGAAACAAAGCAGTAGCCATCTTGATAGCTCTTGCACCACTCCATGTACCTATCTCAAGAAGATTATTAAACTTATAGTGAGTAACAATCTGAGGTATCATTGAGTTACGTTGCGGTCCTTCTACATCTGGCGGTAGTTCACCTGTAATTTTTTGATTACCTTTATTATGTACCATGTATTTACCGATAGGAGAGTACTCAAAAGCATTTAGATCTTTACATCCTTCAGATAGATTACAAATCTCTAGACCGTGAACGGCATACATTGTAAGTAAACGAGTAAATACAAAAGCATCAGTCCACTCTCTGTATCCAAATACTTCACCACTTACATAGATCCCTCTGAAATCATTTATAAACTCTTGAACACGGGGGCTTGTTAAGTAAAAAGAAATAAAAGATGTACAGCTATAGTCAATTGCAGTACGACCTAAATGACTTATGTCAGTCATCGTAATATTATTTCCCTGACATATTATTTCTTCTGCCTTTTCATATGCTAGGTCTTGTTTAGTTATTGAATCAGAATCAATCCAAACCATATGTCCTATGCTTGCATGAAGAGGGTTTATACCAGCTTTAGCTGTATCACTATGAGCCTTGTGCATTAACCTTTGAGCTTCACCTGTCATAGCAAAAACTTTATGAGAGAACCTTGCAGCATCCATTCTGTAATTGTATGTGTCACTCTGAACAAAGTTCTTAGGAGGCCATTCATCTAGTTCATCATAACCGTCTGGTCTACCATTGTTCTCACCATATGTATCTTGGAACTCAGCCCATTCTTTATCTTTCTCTAATTTAAAATAGGAGATACGATCACTCTCTACTTTATCTTCTGGTAGATCACCACCGTCATAGTACACAGCTAGGTGTATATTTTTATTCCACTTCTTATCAAAAGAAGTTAGGAACTCTTTAGCATAAAGATCCCATGCTTTAACTGGGAAACTTGTTACAACGTTTATAGGATTTTCAGTTACGATACTCATTCTATTTTCCTGCTATTGTTTTTCTCATGCATGTAGCATTTCTAATCATGTCCCATTTATCATACATTGACTTTACGTTTTCATCACGCCACTCGTATGCAAATTCTACTGACTCATATCCTTTGAACCACGGGCCACCCTCTGAGAAGTGGACAGCATGTGGATCTTTATTAGACAGTGAGACACCGGGTACATAGTTCCATTCATCAGGAATAGTTCCTATAAGATTATCATCTTCTAACCATGTGAATGTATGGAAGTCTATGCCGTATGCGTTATTTAATTTTATGTATCCCATCTTTTTATTTGCTGGATGGTCTAGGTTCCACAGCATAAGAGATGACCATAGTTTCTTCGGATAAGATGTTTGTATTTTATTGTCCATCTTAACAGTGCTACGTGGTTGCCAATCAAACTTGACACACATCACAGCATACTTGTCATCAATTAAATCAAAAAGATTTTTAACAGGTCTACGAAATAAAAAATCACAGTCAACAAACATTGTCCATCCTGACTGCTTTTGTATTGTCTTTGCGTATTCCTGTATTGCAAATCTACTATGGGAAAACTCTGTTGAGAAAGGCTTACCGTCTAGCTCGTCCCAATACTGTCCTTCCTCATCTATAACCCATCGTCTTTCAAATAGACCACAGTCTCTTAGCTCTTGATGCTTCAAAGGAATTGTGTTTACACTGAAGTCTTCATTGTTAAACTTCAGTAACGAATGGCTACAGACCTCGTATGCTTCAGGCTCACGAGAGTCGTATCCGATATATACATTGATTGGTTGTTTCATAGGTTAGTTATAGGAATAAAGTATTGTTATGTCAACCTTTACTCGTCAGAAGGAATGACACCTTCTTGTATTAATCGTTGTATCTCAGGACGTACAGACTTTCTAACTCTTGAGGATGTTTGAACACCCATAGGATCTTGTGCTCTCATTGCACGTTTCTCAACTGTACTAGGATTAATATTATATTGCTTTGAAGGAGTAGACATGTTATCTAAATCATGGTTCATAACATGTAAGTAATCTTTTAAATACTCTTGATAGTTATCCATCGCTGTATCAAAGTCACCTTCTTGCATAGATTTTATATAATTACTTAAAGAAACAGCCATTCTATTTGTGTATCTTTCTTTACCATTTTTAGAACGATACTGATAGTAGTTCTCCATTCCTTTTCTTTCTCGTGCTCTAGAAACTTGAGTAGGTGTAAATCCTAAAGCTCTTGCTACTCTCTGACTATTGCTTAAAGTTCCTGCTGGTAACAACTGCTGTCCTCTTCGTGTCAGTGTTCCTCTAGTTGGCTCTGATATAAAACCTTCTATAGCATTACCAAAACCAATTGGTGCAAGTGCGTGAGCTAAGTTACCTACAGTACTTAACACGCCAGTACTTCTTTCCATAGCGTTGTTAATACCTTGAGCTTGATCTACTAATCTAGCTATACCGGGACCAGCAAAGTCTACAGGATCTCCACCCATCAAAAGCCTCAGAGGAATAACATCACCATACCCAGTTCGTCTTGATATATCTATTCCAAGACTTCTTGGCAATCCTCTTAGTAACATATCAGTTGCATTGTATCCTAATATAGGACCAAGAACTTCTCGTGTACCAGCTTCAAGATCTTCACCAACCTCATCTCCAAAGTTTTCTGTTATAAACTTAAATAGTTCTTTAAAGTTCTCCATAAACGGAAGACCCATAGCACCACCAAATGCCATCATTGTCATGGTCATCATACCAAGTTGCTTACGTGCCATACTTGCAAGGAGCTTTGCTTCTTCTGGTGGATACTGATCTAACTTAGCACCAACTGATGTTCTAAATGCTGTTGCATATGTACCAACCATTTGAAATAAGAAACTTTGAAACTGTGTTACTGCACTCATAACAGGACCACGAAATAGAGTTGGTCTATTTTCTTTTCCCATAAAAAACTGTGTCTTCTCTACACCCATCTCTGCCATGCGTTCAGCAAAAGCATTTATACCTTCTTCAGTATCAGTCTCTATACTGTTACCACTATCATCTACAAGAGGCTCAGAGAAACGAGTGCTTGAAGCAAACGCATTAAACTTATCTCTATTATTATTTTGTGCATCTTTTTTAGCAGCACGATAGAAAGATAAAGCTGCTGTTATTCTGTTTAAGTTCTCTACATATCCAAATGCAAAACCAGATGAGTCAGCTAGTGTACGTGCGACTGGTTTATCTAAACTTTGTGATAGTATGCCTGCACCTAGATCCATATTTTGAATTGGTTGTATAGTTCCTTTTTGAAATAACTTAGCTAACATTTGAAACTCATCATCTGCCATCCAAGATGGTTTTCGTTTTGGATCAACAACAACTGTTGGTTCTCCATCTACAACCTCTGTTGTAAAAAACTCAAAACCATACTTACCTAATCTAGGAGCATCTCCTTTTTCTGCAAAGGTCATATGTTTAGACAGTTTTACTGCATCTGCGGAAGCTTTAATAAGACCTGTTGTTCCTTTAGTCATTCCTGTAATAGAAGAAAGAATAGGATAAGTTGCTTGTACTGTTTGAGTTAAGTTAACAACAGCAGAAGAAAAGTTAAATCCTAGATACGCATGGAATGCATAGCTTCGTATAAAAGTTGCTTCGTTGTTTGGATTGTTTACATAATCAAAAGTCTTATCTGCAAGTCTATAAAGATTTGAGTCTATTCCACCTTGAACAGACTGTGCTATTTCTTCTTTTGCTTCTAGTAATTCTGGTTCTTCAAACAAAGAAGACGCAGTGTTAGATCCTTCATCTACGTATCTTTGTATTGCTTGCTTGTAGTATCTGCCATCATTATTTCTTTTACTAATATAACCGGGAACATTTTTCCTATCTCTAACTAAAGAGTCTACTCTGCTTCCTATAGCTTCTGCTTTAATCATATCAACAAATGTATTTACTCTTTGTATTTTTTCTTGGTCTGTTGATCTTCTGGTATATGCTTCAGACAAAACATTTAACTTACCCAACGCATCTATAATAGTTTTCTTTGATCTATCGTTACCAATTCTTGCTGCTTCTATTGTTAACTGTAAAGGCTCGACTGTATAGTTAGGACCAAACTGTGTTTGTAATTCTTTAACTAACTCATCTTGTTTCCTAAGAACACCTTGTCTTGCCCTATCTCCTATTACAGGTACATTGCCTAGTCGTTCAGCCATTGCTGATTCAGCAGATTCCATTCTTACTAAGTTACCAGATATGTCGTACACAGCAGCAACGTGAGATCCATATCTATAGTGAGGAAAGTATCCACTTCTTTTATCAGCAGTAATAGCTTCGAGAACTGTCCATACTTTATCTGCTCCTATATTAAGACCTCCTTTATCTCCAAAAGAAAGACCACCAAAAACACGATCTTCAGCAGGAACTCCTTGCTCACTCATTTCTTTCTGATAGTTTTCATATGCTGCTGAGTCTAGTTTACCTTCTGAATCTAATAAACCATTAGCCTTTAATTCTTTTTTTAATTCTTTAAAATCATTAATCGCTGTTCGATAAGCATTCTTACCAGAACCGTCTACTCCTTTTGTTCTTATCTTTATACTAGTTTCTTTTAAAGCAGGTTGGTTTAGAAAGTTATGTATTAATCCAGCATAAACATTTTCACCTACATGTTTAATTGCTGTATGAGAACCTGCATAAGCATTAGCTAGTCTAGGATCTTCAAGTCTCATTTGATACTTTATAACATCACCATCTTGAAAGGATGTAACGTCTCCTTCTTTTATTCCTAGATCACTATAAAAATTAGAAAGTGTTTGATATCTTTTAGTTATCATATCTAAAGTTGATTCAGTAATTGTAACAGTAGCTGTTGCTTGTTCAGTTCCTTCATTCTCAAACACAGGATCTTGGTTTGCTTCATCTGCAAATAAACTTATTTTTTGTACTTCAACAAAATCAGAATTACTTAATCTAAAGATACCTGAATATGGTCCTATCTTTTCTAAAAATATTTCTGCTGTTTGTTTTATAGAGTTACGTAATGCAATACGATCTTGAAGTTTATTATAAAACTTTTTAAATGATTCACTTCTTTCTGACACAGCAGACAAGTGGCTAAAGATTCTACCTAACACAGTAATGTCTCTCATAATATCATTACCGTTTTTATCTTTACCTACAGGAACAGCACCACGAGTAATCTCTGCCCATGTTGCTTTTAAAATAGATTCGGTATTTTCTGGTATGTGTTCAGCAGCTAAGTTTGCTGCATTGGCTGGAGGTAATGCTCCTGCTCTTCTAGCTAACTCACCACTAGCCATATCTCTCATCTGACCTAACACAACTTTATTTAAATCTTCTTTTACTTCTACGTCCTGATTAAGAACTTGTCTTCTTATATAGTTATTAAACTGTCTAAAAAAGTCTCTCATAATACTGAACAAATTACGAGCAGGAGGAGTTAATCCAACTATGTTTTCTCCTTTGTACCATTGCTCATATAGGTATGCTTGTGCTTCTTCGTTTAGAAGTTTTCCTATTTTTTCTAGCCTTGCGTCTTCTACTTCTTTAGTAGCTCCTTCTTCTTTCTTATATACTTTATCAAAAAATTCTTCATACTTATTTTGTTTCCATCCATTTTTTCTAGCCATGTCACGACTTAAAACAGTTTCAAACACGCTATCTACTTCTGTGTTTTTAAACAAAAGTCTTTTAGCAGCATGGAAGGATTCATGTGCTGTTACTCCTAGTGCGTCAGACCATGTTAAAACATTTGGATCAATGGTTATTGTTCCATCTTTAAGATTAAATAAACCACCTTTTACATTGCCTTCTGTTTGATTAGGTATATTTTTAAACACAACAGATATATCTTTGTCGTTAAGATTTTTAAATTTATAAATATATTCACGACCACCGTTTGAACCTTTTGTTAAAACTCTATCAACAATTTTAGATGAGCCAGCTACGCCTAGCATTGTTGCTACTGCGTTTGCTAACTCTCTATACTTAACTGGACCCATTTCAGAAAGAATAGGATCAACTTCATTCTCTATACTTTCTATAGATTCTTTTTCACTTATACTAAAAAGATAAGTCTCTGCTATCTCAGCATTAGAAGCATCTCTAATAACATCTAAATCTTTATTCTCTATCTTATCATCTCTAATTCTTTTCTTTATTCTATTAGTTAACGCACTTGCTGCTTTTCGTAAATCATTTCTATTCTCAGGTATTGACTTTAAACTTTCATCAAGAGAGGTTGTATATCCAGATCCAAATTGTTTTATATCGGCAACAATATCAGATGCATCAAATCCATAGTCTACTAATTCGGCAGATACCTCACCATATGCTCCATCAATATCTGTATAACTTTCTTCTATAACACTAAATAACCTACCTTCAATATCATCTTTAATATTGTCTTGATCTTTAGCTTCTATTACATTCTTATCTGGTATATCTATTAGTGTTACTGCTGTACTTATTTCTTCTTCTATAGGTTTTGTTTCTACAGCAAGTTCTTCTCTACTTACATCATCACTAAATATTTCTGCATTCTTCTCTATATCACTTGCTTCAGTGTTTTGAACATCTGTTATCTCTTGTTGTGCTGTGTTTGAATCAACACCTTCTTCTGTTTGAACATCACCAAGTTCTTCATTTCCTTCAAGACTTTTGTTTTGTTCTGTTAAATAGTTATCACTTTCTTTTGCTAATCTATCTTGTTCTTCTTTAGATTTTGTTTCTGCAATAATATCTTCTTGTTTCTCAGCTTGAGTTTTTTTCTGGTCTGCTACCTTCTTTGCTTCTATAACTGCATCTGCGTCTTTTCTTATCTTCTTAGCTAAGTTGTTTATATTGTTTTTCTTTAGACCTATTTTTTTATCTGAGTTTATTATCTCAGTTACTTGCTTTATGTTTTTTTTATCAGCAAGAAGTATATACTTAATACTATTTAAATATTTATTATTACTATCTTCTATAGAAAAATTATCAAATAAGTTATTAACAGACTGAACACTTAAACCTCCCTTTCTTAAAATAAGTTTTTCATCCTGTACCTCAATATTATCAGGATGTTTAATGCTGTCTTCTATTCTGGCATCTACTTCTACTTCAAACTGTTTAGGAGTTCGTCCTTCTTTTACCTGTTCTACTTCATCAATTGTATTATATACAGGTATTCCGTTTTCAATAGTAGCTGTTGTGTTAATTGTATTTAAGAACTTCTCTTCTGATTCTTGCTCGTGTTTTGTTCTAGTGTCTTGTACGTGTCCACTATACACAGCTTTAAGATAAGAAGTTCCCTTCTCTCTATCAGACTTTTGCAATGACTTTAAATATTCTGGTGAGTAAAGAGATCTACCATCCTCATCTACTTGACCAGATAAATAACTTAGAACTTCATTAGACGTATAGACCTTATCATTAAGAGCTTTCTCTGCTAATGCATTTGCTCTTTGTAATCTGATTCCTGCTTTCTCTCTATCTCTAACAGCATTCTCTATTTGTTTTTTTGTGCTCTTAGCTGATGGAAAGAATACCTCATCTTTTTCTTGTAGTTCTTTTATACGTGCATCTGCTTCTTCAATTTGATCTGATGCTTGTTCTGCTTCTGTTCTTATTTGACCGTACTCGTCTGACTCTAAAAACTTCTCCATCTTTTTTCGATACTGTCTAGACTTACGCATGGAAAACGTAGAAACAATTCCTTGCAACATACCACCAGCACCACCACCATACAGACCTTCTTCGATAGCATCTGCATTTAACAAGTCTGCATCAGGTTTATATATGTATCTTTCAATAGCGTTCTGACCAACTGCTGCAAGAAACTCTTGTGACCCCTCAAGACCTACCGTACTGCCAACACGTTTTGCAAACTCTTTTATACCTGTATCGTTAACACTAAGTATTTTATTTAATCTACCAGACTGTGCTTCTTTAGTTGTCTTATTAATTAACTCTTCAGTAGATGTTGTATTAAGACCATCTTTATTAATAAACTTTCTTGTAAAGTCCCAGTCAGGCATAACCTTTCCAAGACTTTTTATAATCTTAATTGGTGCAAGTATCTCTGTTAAACCTAATGCAGTACCAAGACCAACAGACTGATCTATCTGTTCTTCAGTTGCCTTTCCTTCTATAGCTCTATCATAGGCTTCATCTGCACCAGTTCCAGCAGCAAGTGTTGCTCCTATTCCTAACGCAGCAATACCACTAAAAGGCGCAGCTACTACAGCAGGAGCAGCAAATCCTAATATAGAACCAAAAGCATTAAATGTTTTAAAATAAATTTCTTTATCAGGAGATGCCTTTATTTCTTCAGCACCTTTTTTCATAGCTTCACCAGCTTGTCTAAACCAACCTGCATCATCTCCAGTTGGATCAATTTCGAGCCGTTCTGCTATTCTTTCTATACCTGATAACCCTGAACCAAGTGTACCTAAAGCACCTGATCCTATACCTGCAAGTGCTTCCATAAACAAACCACGATCAGGAACTGGCTCTGGAGTTTTGATTGGAGCTTCTTCTCTTCGTTGCTGTGCTCCATATAAAAGATTATCTAGATAAGCAACCTGTTCATTTATCTGTCTATCGATATCATCAGGAGCAGCTAACTCTTGTTGCTGAAGTGCTATGAGTTCATCAAAGTTTTGAGGACCACTGTCAGGTACAAGATCATCAAAAGATTCTACCTGTTGTTGTGGTTGCTGCTGTGGAGGAAGAGCCATACTGTTTTACTCTTTTATCTTCTTGGTTTTAAACTAGCTACTGCTTGCCTTATTTTTTGAGCATATAACTCAGGAGTCATAGTTTTTCTCTCTTCTTTTGTTATCTTTAATAAATTATTTTGACCTATTATGCCAGCAGATTCCCATAGTTTTATAGCTGCTTGATCATCTGCTTCTTGTATTCGTTGTTGAAGTTTTACTATCTCAAGACCACTCTTTTTTGCCTCAAAAGTTTTTTTAGCTATATCAGCAGCACGTTTACGTAATGCTTCAGCAAGTTTAGCTTTGTTAGCTTCTGTTTCGTTTGATGCTTTTATAGCATCTAACTCTACTTTAAGATCAGATGCTGGATCTGTACCAGCAGCAACTGCTCGTGATGCTTGTGTCAAACCTTCTTCTCTACCTGTTAACAAAGCAAGACCCATTGCAACTTTATCTCTACTAGACAGTCCTTGATCTCTATCTAATGTCTTTAAGTATTTAGCTAATTCTGATTCTCCAACTGGTTTTTTCTTTGTCGGTAGAGGTGTTTTTACTTCTGGTTTCTTTTGAGGTGCTTGTGGTTGAGTCTCCATTTCCATCTCACCAAAAACAGTTTGATTTACATCATCTCCAAAACCAGAATCATTAACTGTTACATCTTCTACTTCTGTTTCTATTTCTTTTGGTCTATTTTCCCTTATTCTTTTTTCTCGTTCATCTTGTGTCTCGTAACCACTAACAATTTTTTTACCTAAATTAAAATCACTTCCTGTAAGATATTTTGAAAGTGTTGGAATACCTATAAATTCTCCAGACACCATATCTCCTGCTGTGTTTATAACTGCCTTATCAAACTTTTTACCTGTTTCACTAAATTCTTTACTAAACTTCTTTGCCTGTTCAACTTGTTCCGCTTTTCTTTGTATATTTTTTTTCTTATTAAATTCTTGTATTTTTCTCATATCTTCCATAAGAGTTCTTGAATCAGCAACTCTATCACCCTCTGCAAACCTCATCTGAGGTCCAGCAACTGAAGCAAGTCCACCCATCATACCGATGTCTTCTGTGTATGGTTGTCCCGGAACACCACCGTATGCAAGCTGTTGCTGTTGTGGCATCATCATGTCTTCATTTCCTTGCTCAACTAATGTAGCCATATCAAACTGACCTCCATCATTCGGCATGAGATTTTGTAGACCACCTCCTTCAACTGTTATCTCTTCTTCCATGAATTTGATTTCGTCTTTTTTAGGAGCAATAGCATTTTTTAATGCCCGTTGTCCTGATCCCATTTCTATATTACCACTTCCTATACCTGCTAACTTCTTAATAGCAGAATCAACTACATCCTCTGTTGTTCCTCCTTGTTTATAACCAGCAACTCCTCCCGATGCACCAAACAATCCACCGCCTCCGCCACCACCACCGAATAAACCACTAGCAATAGATCCTAAACCTGCTGCTTGCTGTAGACCACTTTTAGGTGTGCTTGTTTCTTTAGTAATAAATTGATTAGCAGGTGGAGTTGCACCACGAATGATAGCAGAGTACTCAGCGAGTTTTTGTTGATCAAAGTTTGACTGATCCATAAACTCTTGAAAAGCTACATCTCTGATTTGCTGATCAATAGCTTGCTCTGCTGTTGCTGCCTTCTCGACACCCACTAATCCACTTGTTAAAGCTGCTTGTTGCGCTTGACTTAATCCTGCTAACTGCTGTGATCCCTTCAGTCCTCTTTCTTTATCTGCTGAAGATGCTGCTAGAGCATTAGCAAAGTTAGCCATTTGACTACGTTCTTCTAGATCAGTGAGTTCTCTTTGCGTGTCTCTATCAAACAATGATTCAGTTACTGCTTGTCTGCTACCACCAAACGCACCTACTCGTGCAGCTTGATCTCCTATAGATTTACGTTTAATATCTCTTCTTTCTTTTGCGTTCCTTAGTAACTGATCTGTTACAAGATCTTGATAAGGATTCATATAAGAAGATAGATCAGTTTCTGGAAAAGCAGTTGATGCAGACTTAGTTCCTTGAATAGCGTCTGCATATCCTTGCTGACTCATGCTTGCCAAACCTGTATCCTGTAGTGAGGTTAAAGCATCTGTTCTAGCTTGTGGTGTTTCAACTAACCTTGCTTCAGGAAAAGGATCATACTCTCTTGCAAACTGTTCCTGTGAGCTTTCTAATACATCTTCAAGATAAGGCTGAAAGAAATCAGGATATTCCTGCCTTACCTGACTTGTGACTGTACTTGTTGGTGCTGATCTTGAACTACCCATTTTTAAATTCTCTTTCTACTATCCAAACACTTTGTTTAAAACCGTCATCTTTTAATCTACGTACCCAACCTTTTCTTCCTACTACTTCAGCAAGGTCACATTGATTTAAATTTGCAAACTTATACAACATATCAAACATTAAAGGATACCATTTGTTTAAGTGATCACCACAACACAATAAAATAGTGAAAACTTTCTTTCTAGGATACACTGTAAAATGTGTAATAACCACCCCATCAACATCAGTTGTTGTTGTGTTTATTGGTATCCATAAATCAAATAGCTTACTTTCTATTCCTTCTATTATATCTTGTTTCTCGTATCTGCCACCTGTATACGGAATAACATTATTTAAATACTTATCTATCAGTGGCATTATTCTGTGTATGTCTGAGTGAGGTACACCCGATACTTCATATGTCATTACTTATTTCGGCCTTTTAAACATTAAAGAACTTAATCCTTTTACCACACTTTCTCCTTCTGGTACTAGTGGTCCCGGTTGTTCTCCACCTGTATTTGTTTTCCGTGCTCTTACATTTTCCATAAAGTTCGTCATCATTTGTTGGCCTTTAGCTAGGTTCGGTCTTTTATCTCCACCAAACATAACAGGAAGTTTTGCAAGAGCCGTTGTAGGAATAACAATCTCATCTCTTGCTATCCTAGCTGCTGTTGTTCCAGATCGTGTGGCCTGTTGTAATGGGTTGTTAACTGATAGTCCTCTTGCGTATGTATTAACTGACCCTCCAGATGCTCCTGTTATAACAGTATTAATACTATCACTCAACCCTGTTCCGGGAACTGGTCCACCGTCTGCTGTTGTAACTCTTCCAGCCATCGTACCGTTAGGGCCATCCATTGATCCATCTAAAGGTATTCCAAGTAATCCTGATAGTCTTTCTATACCTGACTCTGTTGATCCATCTCCTACACCAGATACTACATCTGCTGACACAACAAATGATCCAGCGTCTAAGGGTCTGTCTGCTGGTGCTTCTGCTGGTCCTCCTTCATATAAAGAGGTAATTCCTCCTTCAGTAACTGCTCCACCAGCAGCACCAAAACCACCAAAATCATCCATACCTCCAAAACCCTCTAAGTCTTCAGAGCTAAAAGAAAAAGTATCATCATCGTCTGATCCAGTATTATCAGGAAGATTATCAATAGTTTGTTGAGCTAAAAAATTAACAGCATTTAATGAAGGATTATCAGGATCAAAAGGTCCCAAATCTGGTGCTTCAAAACCGGCATTACCTCCAAACTCAGGATTAGGCCCACCAAATAAAGTCATACCTGTATTTGGGACTGGATCTAGATTTGAATCAATCCAACTAGCAAGCTGTCCTCTAGTCATGTTATTTTCCGCAAGATCATTTAATGTTAAACCTACTTTTTCACTACCACGAGTAACATTACCGTCTTTGTCAACGCTTAAACCAAATGCTGTCATATTCTGTTGAGCGGTAACTCCTTTTGCTATACCTTCAACTTTACCATCTGCTGAAGTATCGTCATAATCTATTTTTCCTGTTGCAAGAAGTCCTGCTGTTGTTCCAAGACCGGGATCGTCTTTTACTTTTCCTTCATCATCATATCCTAATTGATTTGCTAAATCAGCAGTTTCAAGTAAGGAATTTTTAACATTCTGTACTCCATACTTGTAAAATGCTGGACCTAAGAATGATCCAAGCGGAGCCATGCTTATTAATCCTGCCATTGCTTTTACTTGATCAAGCTGGTCTCTTACAGATTTAGGATCTGTCATAATTGGATCTATTTTATCTTCTTCTTTCTCATTACCACCTGATCCTTCATTAATTTCTTTCTTAGGAGGTGCAATAGATACTGGAGCAGATACTACTGTTTCTGCTTCTACAGAAACAGGAGTTAAGTAATCAAAAAATCTTTGTCCGGGAAGTCGTGATGCATTCTTATAGTCAACAGTACCACCTAAACCAGTAGACAGTTTACGCATACGTCCACTAGGTTGTGGCTTGTCATGTGTATTAGGGTTATATTGATATTTTTTTACTTTACCAAATACATCTGTATAACTTACTTCTGCAAGATCTGGCCCTAGTGTAACTACATCACCATCTGCGTATGCTTGATTTTTATTAGAGAATTGATCACCAACATTTCTGCCAACGAGTCTACTCAAATCCCCAACCATTTGTCTACCTACATTTGATCTATTCATTTTAATAAAAATCCTGCCACACTGTTCCGTTAAATCCTTGATGTTTATTAGTTGAACTATTAAACCTTATATCTCCTGCTACTGGTGTAACACTTGTTGTTACTTCTCCGACCCTTACTCTCCCTTCAATCTGAATACTAGAGTTCTGATCTATCTCTACTTTTCTTTCTTCTGTTGTTACCTGTTGAGAATCAAGAGATCCTTTTAATTGATTAGCCCAGTTCTCTGTTAATGTCCACATCTGTCTAGTTGTGTTGTCATTAAAAGAAAAAGGAAATCTAGGAAACACGGGATAATATGCCATTACTTACCTCTTACCATCAGCCATTACGTCCATCCTAATAGAACCAACATTAAATCGAGTATTAGGAGTACCAGTTGAAACTCTTATCTTAGCAGTTCTTCCTCTTGCTCTAGGTCTGATATAAGAAGTATTACCACTAATCTCAAACGGTCCTTTCTCTATTACTGTATCATTAGGATGATACTTTGTTTTTAAACTTAGTTGTAAGTTACCAACACTTACTTTTATATCTGGTATAATTCTATCTATAAATAGTATATCGTCACCATCGCCAAGATCAAACTCCCCACTCTCAATAAATACAGGCATGTCCTGACCATCTGCTGTATGTACATTGAATGGTTCATTATCAAAAAGAAAATGAGTGTCAGTACTTTCTAAAGGAGCCGATACAGAAGCACCAGTTGTTAGTACTGTGTTTATTATATTCTTATCTGTCCATGTTGTCCAGATAGCTTCTCCGTATGTCCAGTAATTCTGTGATGGACTGTATGTTACATATCTATTACACTCTGATGAGTTAGCACTTGGATACAACCAAGTAACTTCTCCAAACTCTGAGTTAACTCCACAGTAAACTTTTCTACTATTTGTGTAGTTAAAATCATCAAACACATACTTTCTTACAGTACACGGGAGAACCTGAACTTGTCCTGAATAAACATAAAAATTACTATCACCCATCCAATACGTTCTACCGTCAAACTCTGACATAGCGTGTTTAGCTATTAATCCACAGTTTGTTCCAAGTTGTCTTGTACCAAAAACAAAAGGCTCACCTACAAACTCAAGACCTGTTAATGCTGTATCTGTCCAAACAAGTACTAAGTTACCAGAAGCAAGTCCTCCTATTATTTCTGATCCATTAGATAGTCGAATACTTCCTGCCGTGTTTGTAGCAGAGTCAACCCAGTCTGTAATGTTTTCATTAGCTGACCATCTAACCAACATTGGATCAAATGTACCAGTTGCATCTGTTACTCCTAGACACATACCTTGACGAGCTATAGGACTAACAAGAAAACCATTTGCTGCTGCTGGAGCACCTGATACAAGTAATGCTACTTCTGTAAATCCATCCGACTTATTCCATTCATAGATACCGCCTTGCGGATAAGGATTTATTATAAAGTTTTCTCCAAAGTTATCTAAAGACCATTCTCTTATGTCTAACTGTATACCAGTTTCTGAAGCAGGATCACTCCATCCTCTATAATCTGAAGCTGTGACTGGTACAACATTTAAAAATATGTTTGTTCCTTTACCTGATTCTGTGGCTGTTGCTGCGCTTCCTGCTACAAAATGAAACGAGTTGGATGTTATAGCACTGACCTCGTAAAAACCACTAACAGAAGTTATACCTGCTAATCCTGCTCCGGGCCACGCACTAACATTTATATAACTACCTGTTGCTCTATTATGGTTTGTAATACTTACTGTTATAGTTGTCTTTGTGTTTACAAAATTAAACACACTAGAATATGCTGTCATTGTGAAAGGCTGTGCATTATACTCAGAAGCTCCATACCCTAATCCTCCTGCTGCTACAGAAGCACCAGACGGTAGACGTACAGCATAAGTAGCCTTTCCTTTACTTACACTAGTAGCACCTGCAACACTACCAGCTACAAAATTAAAAGCATTAGCATTAACAACACTTACTCTATAGTCTCCTCTTACAGATGTAATGCCACCCGGATACGTACCTGCACCTGTTCCACCACTTGTGGGACTCCAAGCACTTACAGTTATATATGAGCCTGTGTTTAATCCGTGTGCAGAGACACTTGCTGTAATAACACTAGAACCGTCTACTGTGTTAAATGCCCCTGTAACAGTTGTATACCATGTGTCACGGGCTTGTGATACGGTTACATCATAAGGAGTAATATCATAAAGACTACCACCATAATTTATATATGCTTTATGTTCAGTAGCAAAACCAATAAACTCTTTACCGTCAAGAGCAGCCCAAGTTTTTATGGCTCTTCCTGTTCCTATAAAAGAAGATGTAATTCTTTTCTGCCACCCTCTTATACTTTCTGGTTTACCGTCTCTAAAACGAATACGGTTACCATCAAACCATCCACCTTCAGCAGCATACTCTGTAGACTCACGCATAATGCCCGGACGGAAATCGTATTTAACTGTTCTCGTTTCAGTAGACATTATACTCTAACTCTTAAAATTATTTAATACAGCAACGTCTATGGCGTTTAATGCTCCGTTTGAACTTACATCTCTAACAAAGTATGTTAATAAATCAACTGAATCAGCAGCAGCAGTTTTACTTGGTGTTACTCCTGATGGAAACTTCCAAGCACTTGTTTGAAAATTAAATGTAGAACTACCAGAACTTGTACCATTCACCATATAAATAGCACCTGTTTGACCTACTACTCCGTTTACTGGTTTAGCTAAACTAATAGAAACCGCACCTGCTACTGCACCACTTGCTTTAACATAGAAGAAGT